TTAAATGAAAAATTAACAACAGATATGATTATTGGAATATCATTAATTATAGTTGGTGTTATGTTAATACATTGCAATAATGCTAATATATATATTTTCTCAACTAAATAATTTAATAAATCGACTTAAAACTTAACTCCCATTTATTATTATATAATGCAGATTTTTGTTAAGACTTTGACTGGAAAGACTATTACCCTGGATGTTGAACCATCCGATACTATCGAAAATGTTAAGCAGAAAATTCAAGATAAGGAAGGCATTCCGCCCGACCAACAACGCTTAATCTTTGCAGGGAAACAATTGGAAGACGGTAGAACGCTGTCAGATTACAACATCCAAAAAGAGGCAACACTCCATTTAGTCTTGAGACTACGTGGAGGTATTTTTTAAATTGATAATATTAATTTAAATTTAAAAATTATTTAAATTAATAATGAAAACCGATAATATAAAACTTTTAATGTCTTTACTATTTATTCAGATGATGATAAATAATTTCAATTATAAGAGTCTATTTGTAACTATTATCTTTATATACGGAGAAATATTTGCATTGGAACTAGGTTATGATATGATGAGTTTTATTAATAGTATAAAAAATAAATTAAAAATACCATTATCTCCTTTTGATGAATATGGATATAGATCTTCCTCTGATGAAAGAGATAATCCAGAATAATTATTTATTATATGCCATCATTACTAATCCTACTGTCCATATAATAAATGCTACTAATACTATCTTTTTTATTAAATTTTTTATATCTCCTACTAATTCAGATGGAGATGTTATAATTTTACTAGAATATTTTAATACAACTGTAGCCATTAAAATACTAGAAACTGTAATTAATATTCCTAAAAATAATTCTAATAATTCATTATTCATATATATATTATAATTATTTTCTTTTTCTAGTTCTTTTTTTTCTAGACTTTCTCTTTTTTGATTTTCTCCTTTTTGATTTTTTCTTTTTTGATTTTTTCTTATTTTTTCTTTTTTTACCTCCACGCTTACGTTTTTTATTTATATTTTTTTTATCTGATTCCGCATTAAATTCATCTATTAAATTTCTACGAATATTTCTTCTATTTTGATTAAATATTGGTCTAGGAGTTGCACCATATGCTCCTACTGCACCTTGACTATCAGGTGAAGATGACATAGATATTTCTGATTGTTTCGATAATTGAGATGATTGTGATAAATTTTCTTCTGATTTAATTAGAGCTTCTATATATTTTTTAATAAAATTTTGTAAAGTTTGTCTATATATTTGCATTTCATTAGAATCTCTTAATTCTTCAAATGAATACTTACCTGATTTTTCTATTTTTTCTTTAATTTCTTTTATTATAAAAGAATAATCATTAATTTCTTCCATATGTTTCAATAATCTTATCATTATTAACTCAACTGTTTCATAGCGTTTCGTTTTTCCAGAATCTCCTTCTTTTTTCATAAATAAATTATCAATATCCTCTTTTAACGAAGTAGATAAATTTTCAAATTCAGTATTTAATGTATATGTATTAGTAACAGTAACACCTTCTAATAATTCAAAAAATAAGTCCTCTGTCTTAATAACATCAATACTTTCAATTTGATCGGTAGCTAAAGATGCCATATATTATATAAGTATATTATCTTTTTTTAGTTTTTTTGTTTCTTTTTTTAATTTTTTTGTTTCTTTTTTTAGTTTTTTTATTTCTTTTCTTAATTTTACCTCCTAATAATCCCCCTAGTTTAAGTTGTCTATGTTTTTCTATTAATTCTTTCCATTCTTTATTACTGAAATGTTTTATATATCTATCTTTAAACATCTGCATTAATCCACTACTTCTATCCTGAAGGCATATAGAATAAATTAAATGAAAATCATTTTCACTAAATTCACTAGTTTTCTCTCTATGAAATTTAAATTTATTACCTATAAATGTATATAAAATATTTTTATCTTCATTATCTATTCTAGTTATAAAATCACTATCATACAATGGTAATAATGGATTAGATTCATTTGGAAGCAATGCTCTTAATTCACAAAAGTTATCTCTTCCTAATTTATAAATATATTGTCTATATCTTAAATTTTCTTCTATTTTTTCGTTATTATATTGTGCTCGACTTTTTTGTAATTCAGTAGATTTTTTGGTAGTTCTTATTCTATCTGTAGATGGAGCTGGACTACAAGAATTTAAAACAACAATTCTATTATTACCATTTTGTTTTGGAAATTTAGAAATATATTTTAATATGTCTTCAGTAGTAACTAGAGAAAATTTATCATAAATTTCATTAGAAAAATTCTTTTTAATCAACTCTCTATTAAAAATTTTATGTTTTTTTAATCCAGAACGTTTATATATTTTTGCTTGTCCATCTATAGTTTTAGATTCAACTATATCATAACCATCATAATATCCCATTGGAAATGGTAAATATGAATGAGAATCTTTAAAATTATCTACAGTAGGTAAAATATATCCATCAAAATCTAATTCTTCTTCATCAAATTTTTGAGATTGATTATAAAAATTATCACCAGGATAAAAAACTTGAATATGATTTAATATTTCATATCCATATTCATATTTTAAAGAAGTCGTTCTAGTCATAAAATTAACATAATCCTCATAATTATCACCGCTCATTACTATATATTTTTCATTTCCATCGCTATCAACATATTTAACTCTTCTAGATTTTTTTTTATTAGAGGATTCTTCATCACTTTCTGAATCATCACTTTCTGAATCATCACTTTCTGAATCATCACTTTCTGAATCATCACTTTCTGAATCATTACTTTGAGATTCATCGCTCTCTGGTTTTACTTTTTTAGAAAATTCCAATGTGTCTCTACTAGCACCATAACAAGTATGGGGAATATTATTTATTGGACTAGATTTTGGCCAATTTTTCTGACAAAAAAATCTCCAAGTTTCTGTGTCCATATCAGGATCAGTATGAACTACATGAGTTGGTGGTGCTATAATTACTAATATAATTCCATCCGGTACTTTTCCAACTATATTATCATTATTTTTTTGAGGATCGCCATGAATTGTTAAAAAAATATTAAAATTTTCATCATTAATCTGTGCATTTTGAAATAATTTAACATTATTAGTATTTCTTTTTCTTCTTTTATTACTATTAGAATCTGTTGCTAATGATGCCATATATATTATATAAACAATATAATATATATTTATTTACCACCTAACCATACTTTTGAAGTTTCTGATGGAGGAGATTCAGGTTCAATAAAAAAAGATTTTCTTCTTGTTTTATTTCTCCTTAATTTTCTCTTTATTTTTTTAGTAAGACCCTCCGGTTTCCATCCATATTTTTTTAAATGTCTTTCAACTCTTTTTTTTTCTCTAGTTTGTGTTGATTTATAAATTAATCCACCTATGATAAGTGCACTAGTTAAAACAATAGGTATTATCTTATCCATTATATATTATGATCCTATTATTTTATTAATTAAATCCAAATAGTTTATTCATATTTTCTACTTCAATTTTATTTTCTTCTTCTAAAAATAATTTATTAATAACGTTATTATCTCTAATCCTAATAGTATAACTATTTTTGATATTTTTTCTTCCAACTCTTCCAAATGCCTGAATCATTTTCTCTTGTGTTAAATTAACTAAATCTTTTGCAAGATATCCGTGACAGAATTGATAATTAGTTCCATAAATATAATCAGATGATGCTATAATTAAATATAATTGTTGATTTTCAGCTAATTTTTTCATAACATCTAAATATTTTACATCTGTAAATTTTGTAAATACTCCAATTCCCATAAGCAATAAAATTTTCCATTCTTTATTTACATCTAAATTAATAATATTCTCAACATCTTCATCATCTATATTACTAGTAAATACGTTATCTGGTTTATTATTATCATTATTCCATAACTCATAATGTTCGTGTGAATTAGGTATATATTTTGATTTCAACTGAACCTTTTTTATTTTAGAGGTAATAACTGCTAATTTTTTGTTGAATTGTTTTTGTAGTTTCATTTCTTGTTCACTTTCCCTTCCACTGTCTAGTATTTTGCTATTTATTTTTGCTAATCTTTCTTTTTCATTTTTAAGAATTTTCTCTAGTTCGCTTTTATATTCCATATTTTCATCTATAATATCTAATATATCATCTAATTCTTTACTTGGAATACTTGATGCCTGAAGATAAAATAATGCCATTTTTTCTACATCATTTGTCATAAATATAGTAGGGCCATTAGTTAACGTGTGAGCATCATTCGTAGTTATTTTAATACAAGAATTATAAATATTATCTATTTTAAGATTATTTCTAACAGTTTCAAATTTATTTATATCTATGTATTTACATAATCTTAAATAATACAACTTAATATTATTTATAGTTATATCATTAATATTATCAAAATATTTATCTATTTTATATATTTCAGAAATATCAAAATGTTTATTAACATATACTATAAATTCACATATTTTACCCAAATCAATATAACGTAATATTGTCTTATTTTTTTCTAAAAATTTTATACTTTTTTTAAATAAATCATAATCGTTATAATATAAATGTGGAACTACTATACATCCCTTTGAATTTATCAATGGGATTGTCTTTTTACAATCATAACTTTTAATAGTAATAGCATCTCCATTAAATTTTCTTTTATAATTTTCTAAAACAGGTCTAATTTCATCATAATTAGGTAATGTAGCCGAAGATAAAATTATTTTTGATACTAAATTATTATCCCAATTATTTTTTAATATTTTATGAAAATCATGATCTACATAATCTAGAGAAATTGTCGGCTCATCCCAATACCATATAACGTCTTTTTCATTATTAAAAGCTAATATATAATTCATAGCTACACTATAAGATTGAACATCAGTTATAATTAGTTTTACCTTTTCTCCATTAGTATTATCCACTTTAAAAACGCCTCCGCTTTTTCTATTTCTTACAAAGTCCTTGGCAGCAAAATAATGTAATCTTATATCATCTGGACTTTTACATCCAAATGCTATTGCTATAGGTATTTCTAATGAAATACAAGATTTTGCTAATTGCAACCCAACGTGTTTAGCTGCACAAGTAAATATTATAGTGTAATTATTAATTAATCCAATAGGTGATATAGTTTTGCCTGTTCCAGTTGGAGCTTGATACAATATAATTTTAGAATTTTTTTCCTTAAATGTATTAAATAATTTTTTTTGATGATCATATAAAGTAATATCTTCATATTTAGATAGATATTCATTTTGTTCTATATATTCTGATGCTTTTTTTAGAAGTTTAGTTTTATTTATACTATTTTTAAATTCAGATATAATGTGCATTACATATACTTTTAAATATTTATTAAATCCAGATACATTATATTTTATAAGTTTGAATAATGTAAAATAATACTTTGGTTTTTTATTAGATAAATAATTTTTTAGTAATTTTATAATTACATTTTCATATATTTTATAATTTTTTAATACATCTTTTTCACTATATTTTGATATTCTTATAGTATCAGCTTTCTTCATTTTTTTAAGATTAGAATTATCAACTTCAAGATTATAATTAATATTGTATTTTTTGTTAAATTTACTAAGTATTTTTTTATAATAAGTATTGTAAAAATAAATGTGAAAACGTTCATTGTCATCTAATTTTAAAAATTTTATTAAAGATAGATTACTATTATATCTGTTTGATAAATTAACATTATTCTTTATATATTTTAGTATAAACATCTCTTTATTATCAAGAGGTATTTCTAAAAAATCCCATTCTTCTTTTGTTAGTTTTTGCTGCGTAAGATTCATAAAATATTAGTAATATAATACTTTTATTAATATTTTTAAATCAATTTAATTTCCTAATAATTTAGAATTAAATAATCCTTTAGATTTATATCTTAAAATATCTAATTCTTTACTAGTTGTAGGAAAAAGATCTTCTCCATAAATATCTTGTAATAATAACCATTCAAATAGACCCCCTCTATATACATACACATTAATAAATCCTAAAGACAATAATTGATTATATTTAATGAGTATTGTTTCATCATTGGGATTACGACCATATATTACTATTTTCACAGAAGCATTATTAATATTATTATTAATAATTTTTTCTTCATCATTTATTTTTATAGTTTTTTTTATTAATGTTTTTTGATTATTTTTTGACAAAGTATTTATAATTAAATAATTATTTAAATTATTATTAATTATATATTGTATATCTTCAAAATTAACATATTTTACAGATACCGATTGTCCCATTAATTAAATAATATTTTATATTTTTAAAATATTATCTCATAAAATTATTTATTTGATTTCCATACTTTTATAAATTCCCAATATGGAAAATTTTTATCTAAAAATTTATTTTTCGTTATTTTACTCTCTTTATTTCCATTTTTTAAATCATTTGCTTCTAATATATTATCAAAAATACCTTCATTAGATATACTAATTTCATTATTATTTAATGACTTTACTTCAGGTAACATTAACATATTATTTTTAAATTTTACCCAATTATTATTCCAATAATCTTTACTTACTTTTAAAAATTTCCAATAAGGAAAATTAGGCATATCGTATAGTTGTTTATTTATAGTGTTGTTATCATTCCAATTAAAATTAGATTTTTCAGGTAATGTAATTACATTCCAGGGTAAAATATTTTTAAAATTATTAATTGAGGTATTAAAATTTAAACTATCTCTATCTAAATAAACTCCAGCGTGACTTAACATCCTTTCTTTAAAATCATTCCAACATAATTTTTCTCCTGGATACTTTGGAGATTCTCCATAACATAACTCATTTGTATATATTGCTCTATCAAAATCTGATGTAGGATTTCTTTTAAAGGAATCTGCTTCGGCCTTATAACTTAATACACTATTTTTGTATTGATCAACACTAATACCTCCTTTACTATTATTATACCAACTTTGACTAATTCCATTATTTATATATTTTTTGTCATGTTCTGGATTTAATTTACCTTCTTTTAAACATCCTGTTGAATTATATACTTTACTTAAACATTCTAGCGGTCTAGGATTAAATCTTTCTTCACAAGGATCAACATCTTCACCAAAACATAATTTATTATTTTTATTAACTAATTTATATTTTTCTTCATCTCCACCTTCTTTTGATATTTTAAATATGTTTTTAAATAATTTACCTAAATCGATATAACTCATTGTATTCCATTTCTTTCTTTCTTCACTAATATTTATACTAGATTCGCTATATCTAGTATTTATATCACCAGTGCAACTTGATTTATTCCATAAGTCATTTATACATTCATCGCTATGTCCTATATCTGGGTTATTTCCTAATGCATTTTTACCAATACAAGGAAATTTTTCACCTAAATCTCCACACATTTCTGATTTAATTAATGTTCCTCCTTTATAAGTAGCGCCTAACCAATCACAAGTATCTTCTGAATATTTTGGAATATATCCTTCTCCTTTTTCTTTAGCAGGCATTCCTTTTTGAGTTATTGGACACCATCCACATACCCCCATAGCTTCTCCACAATCTTTTATTTTAGAACATTTACTTCTTTCTTTCATTTTAGTGCATATATCTTCTGTGCTAGCCCCAGGAGGAACCCATCCAGATAAACATACATCTGCTATTGGTCCATTTTTATCTCCATACATTACTCTATTTGAATTATGACAATATCCACAAGATGTATTATTTAAATCATTGCATTTTGCATCACCACTATTTATTTTATTAAAGGTTTTACATTTTTCTATTTCTTTAGTAACTTCAGTATCTTCTATACTTCCTGTTTTTTTATTTTCTTTTAATTTTATATCCATTCCTTCAACAACTTTTATAAATTTAGTAGCATCATCCATACCTTTTTCAAATTCAGGTATTTGTCTTCCTTTATAATAATTTATCTGTTCTTTAATGAATAATTTCTGATTCTCTTTTTCACCTTCCATATTTTCTCTTAAATTTGTGCAAATAAATAATATACTTAATATACCTATTAATATTAATAATCCTAAAATATATAATTTCATATAATATAAAATTATATAATTTATTAATCTAAATAAGTAATTTTAACTTTCATCGAAGATGTAACATTTCTATGTCCTCGTCCTCTACTATCTATTCTTACAGTTATAGAACTAGCTTCAATATATGGTTCTGTAAATATTACTGTATTTCTGATTTCTTTACCCTTTGACCTCCATCCTCTAACTCTAGGTAACCAACCTCGTCTTCCAACTATTGTTCCACTAATATATTCTCCATTTTCATTATTTAAATAAACATATGATGGTCTTGTTCTATTTCCCCATCCTTGATCCTTACCAACTTGATCTACTGTTATCTTTTTTACTTTAACCATTTTTCCACCTGAAATATAATGAGTTTTTTTATATGAATTATAATTTTTATTTCCAGTAGCACCCCTACCTCTATTATAATAACCATTGTTAGTAATTATTTTTGTTTTTTCTTCAGGAGGTGGTTGTTTATATTCTTGATTTTCCCATATCTCATATTTCTTATAACAGTCTCCATCTCCGGTCATTAGTTTAGGATCATAACAATAGTCCCAACCACTTTTGCCTTTACCAGTATGTCCTAATACTTTTTCAAATGATGATCTTTGTTTACATTTTAATCCAGGCAAGCATTGGGAATGACTATCGCAATCTCCTTCACCGGCACCTAATAATGCATTTGTGCCTCCACGTGAACTAGAATCTTTCCAAGGAGGATTATATGATCTATATAATCCTTGTCGTGAAATTAATGGAGTTTCGCCTATTGTCTGATTTCTACCATAAGTATTCCAACAATTACCTTTTCCTCCTTCGCTACTTAATCCTATATCCATAATTGCATATTTACAACCGTATTTCGAATTATCATTAGAACAAGTATCTTGACATTGTTTTGCGCTAAATATAGAGGAAATCTTTTTTCGTGGATTAATCATACAACTCATTTTTTCTATTACATTTATTTTAGATATACATATTAATACTAATATAACTATTAAACATATGAGCAAAACATTAACATATTTCATAATATATATTATTCTTATATTATAAAATTTATTTATTTACATTTTTAAAGTCATCTCTTAAACAAGGTTGTTCATTACATCTTCTCCAATCAGATAACTCACCACAAGTTCCTCCTCTTTTTTCATCATACAACTTAGTTCTAGTTCTATATTGTTTACCACCATCACATTTCTTATCACAAGGACCATAATCACTCCATTCACTTAATATACAATCTCTAGGAGTGGGATATTTGCTCTTTAAATCAGAAATTATTTTTTTACAACTATTTCCACAATAAGTTATTCCAGCTTTACAGCTTTCTATTATCTTTAAATTTGACTCGTAAACTCTACCATATTCATCGCCTAACCATCTCATTCTATAATGGGTAGGTTTAATATCATCCCATCCAAAATATTCTTTTATTCTAATAATATTATTTTTTAATGAATCTCTTGTGATTTCTCCACTTCCATCATTTATTGAAGTCCATAAAACAGATACTAAACCATTCTCTAATTTAATAGCATTCCCTTTTAAAGTCCATCCATTTGATTTTAATTCAACTGTATCGCCTCTTTTTAATGGTTCTGGTGGTTCTGGAATTTTACCATAACATAAAAGAGCCGATTTCTTCTTTTTTTCATATTCATCTTTATTTAAAACAGATAAATTAGATTCTACATTTAATTTTTTTACTTCCTCTCTAAATGATTCATTAGATGTATTTAATGCATTTTTATACCAATCAGGTAAGTTTTCATTATTATTTATAGGATAACCATTTCCTTCTTCACTACATCCTTCTTCTAAAAATATTTTTTCTTTACATTTTAAATTAGGACCAAATCTAGATTCACAAGGATTTAATTCTGTATTATCTCCATAACATTGTTTACTATATTCTAAAGCAACATCATAATCTTTACTATCTCTTGATTTTAAAAATATGTTATTCCATTTATTAGTTAAAAACTCATAGGATTTCTTTATTTGAGTTAATGTATTCATATCTGTATTTCCTACCTTTTCATTAGTGCAACCAGAATTTTTCCATATTTTTTTTAAACAAGCTTCACTATGTGGACCGGAATTTTTTAAAGGAGTTACACAAGGATGGTTTTGTTGAAATGATCCACAATTATCTCCAGTTACCAAACCTCCAGGATAATCACATACATCTTCTCCATATTTAGATACAGCTTTACCATCTAATAATTTATATGGAACTATTTTACCAGTAGTAGGACAATATGCACATTTATTTTTTATATCTCCTACTAAATCACCACATTGTGTTGCATTTACACATACTTCTTGATCTTTTTTCTTTTGACAATCTTGTTTATTCAAAGACCATTTATCTTTTGGACATACATCATCAAAAGGTCCATTTTCATCTCCTTTTGCAAAATTATTGGTAGAAGAACAATATCCACAACCAGGATTATTGTCCAATTCATCACAATTTTTAATATTTTTACATTTTTTCATTTGAATACCAATATTTACTTTATTATTATTAATATTATTATCAACTTTATTAGTAACTAAAGAATTAGAAGCATTATCTAATTTTATTATATTAGATACTGGTAAATTAGAAATACCAACATTAGAATTAATATTTTTATTTCTATTTTCATAATATTTTTCCCAATCTTCTTCTTGAACATATTCTTTTTCAGCAATATTATTAAATGATTCCTTTTTATTTAAACATTCATATAAAAAATATATAGTAATTATTACAGATAATATCCCTAATGTTAATAATATCATATATAATTACAATATATTATATTATTAGTCAAATGATACAGTTATTTCCACGTGTTCTTTTTTTATACTTTTCGTAGCAGAAACAGATAGTTCTTCTCTAGTTTTTCTTTGTAAATCTTTACTTACTTTTCTTTTCTTTTTATTTTTAGAAGTGCTATTTCTTTCTGTCATATCTGCATTTATTTCATCAATATGATTCTCAATATAATCTAAAATTTTATTTTCTAAAATCCATCTAAAAAAATTTAATTGACCTAATGTTGTTTGAATAGCATAATTCTCGTGTGGAACAAATATTCTATCCCATCTACAAAAAGGATCAAACCTTTTCTTTGAATATGCTCTTAATTTTAATTTATATTCTAAATATACTTTGAATCTTTTTTCTTTATTAGTGCCTTTATTTAAAATATAAACAGTAAAATATTTTTTACTATAATTAGTTGCAAACCAATCAATTAATCTTAATGATAATTTTGATTCACCATTAATAATTGGTATAATTTTTTCTAAATTTTTATCCTTTTTGTAAAATTTAAGAAGATTATCTAATAAAAGAGAATTTTGCGTTGTGTATTTTTCAGACATATAGTTATACTTATAATTTCATTTTTAAACTGTTTTGTCTTAAATATTTTTCTTGATTATTTATATCGTCTATATAGTTATTATTTGTTAAAAATGGATTTATATTAGTTTGTATAATATTATTTCTATTTCCTTGTTTAATAATACATTCTTCTCTATTATTTTTTCTATTTAATTGATTTATTTTTTCATCCATTTTTTTGTGTATATCTCTATTTATATTTTCTATTATTTCTTTTCTTAATGATTTTTTTATTTTGTAGTTATCATTATTCCATGTTAAATAATTATAATTCATATTAATATATATTATTAATTTTTTTTTATTATTTTTATTTTTTTAATAT